TTGATAAAGCGGCGCAGTGCCAGTGGAGTTAGTTCTACTCAGTCTAATCGGGAGTTGAGTTGATGAGGTTTCTAACTCTCAGGCAAAAAAGCTTCACCATTCCTGATTGGATTCAACACAACACTTGGGGGAATGTTTGCGACGACCTGGGCGTTGATCCAGTTGACGACGAAGGCAACTATCCAACCAAGTTGATATTGACTGTTGCACAAGTTCGTTATGAACATCCTGAGCATGGTACTCGTTGCGTCTGGGGTTTCCAGAATAATGATGAAAGGAAGGCATCATGACCGATACTTTTCAAACTTGGCTACGAAAATGTGATGCTGTTGTATTGGGCAAAGTAGGTTTCAGGTTACATGATCTGCCAGACGCTAACTGGCGTGATTATTTTGATGACGGTTTATCACCTGCCGCTGCAGCAGACTGCGCTTATGAGGACCAATGGCGCGATGAGATGACATCCTATCTTTGGTATGGGGATTAACATGACGAATGATCCCTTTCCACGTTTTCGGCTTGAACCCAACAGTCGCGCCATATTCGAGAAGGCAGTCGAGGACGGCATCATCAGCAGAGAATCAGCAAATAATGGTGATATTATGTACAGGTATTCCTGCGACAACTATCACTACTTCAAGCACCGTGATACTAAAGCTTATGTGAAGGTGGCGGCATGACCAGAGGTCAATGGATTATAATTGCCTCTGGAATTTGCATTTCAGCTTTCATTATTATCGTGTCTAATTAAGAGGTGATCGAACAATGGAAAAGCAACACAAACCAGACTTAACGTTTGCCATTATCCTATTTGGCATACTTATTCTTAGTTATCTGATCGCTATCGCTACTTAGTTTATCCTCCCTGAAACTTAACCCCGCCAACTAATATAAGAGTTGGTGGGGTTCTTTTTGTCCTTGTTCAGGATAACCATAGATAATCAGCTAAAGTATTGCACCAGTAGGATAGTTGAGTTGTTCAGGTTGCCAAAGGACACGCCTAACCCCGCTCGACACCGTTAAAAATAGCTAGTCAGAGATGAACAAAAAATGTTGTTCCTTATTTTCTTTCCCCCTACGTATGACGCCATAAACAATTAGCACTCTGCTAGTAAGAGTAGGGTAGAATTTGCCTTATAGAGACTATGGAACGTCGTCGACGAGGGGAAGTGCGGAAAATCAAGATTGGGTAGGGATGGGCCACTACTCCCTAGCTATAGCTTTATATACACAGCCGCCCTATTTTTATTATTTTTTAACTATTTACCTGCAATAGTATATAGTCCCTTCATATTTACCTGCAATGGTATGTAGTCTCTGGTTATCTATATGTAATATCTCTTAGTCTATATAGACCCGACCCAAGGAGTACCTCCTATTATACACTCTGTCACGATCTTGTCAAGTAAAAAATGCATTATTTTTCATTTTATTCTTGACAAACCTCTCCTGAGCACTATAATAGAAGATAGAGAACATCTTAATTGTAGAAAATAGTTCACACTCAATCGAGTACAACACATTGTTAAGCTGAGATGGAACTTTACTTCTACATTATCTGATAATTCGTGTAGGCTAAAGGCGCATTCCATCGCTTCTTCGTTAAGTGTAAAAGTGCGTTATTCGTAAATCGCCTTCCTGGGTTACCGAAGAAGACCCTTGCTTTTAGCCTACACTGCTTTTAAGGCAACGTTATAGAAGAACAAAAAGAATTTGTTATTCCCAATCCTTGGGAGTGTATCAAGTGCGGGATGTGTTGCAAACGATACGATCCAGACACTAAGGACATAGTACGTTGCCAATATTTACAAGAAGACGATCAATGTAGTATCTACGAAGAACGTCCGATTGCTTGCAGACTTGATTACATGTCGGATGCTCTAAAGACGACACACTGCAACATATCCATAATGAGCATACAGAATAAGATATCTCAAGAGGATATAATTGATCTGATCCGTCAAAATCATTCGGAAGAATCAAAGAAATCAGCAAGCGAACAGGGAGTGTTCGTTTCTGCCTGTGGCACAAAATAGAACAAATGTTACACAACACCTTAATCCTTCAACAAAAAGAGTACAAATGGGAACGAGCATCAAGACTGAAAGCAGAACAACTACGAAGAGAACTAGATGACCTCGTTAACCGTTCAGCCTCAACAGAAACGAAAGTTAACAGAGAAACAACAACTCTTTCTAGACGAACTCCTGCATAATGGAGGACACGTCAGGAATGCGTTGTTATCTGCTGGCTACAAGGAGCAGTCACGTTCATGGCTGACACGCTCGTTACGCAACGAGATCATAGAGCGCACCAGAAGTCTTCTGGCTACCAGTTCCGTAAAGGCTGCCAACCGTATCATAGAAGGCTTGGATGCAGACGGCACAGTACCATTGAACCAGATGGATATGCGCCTCAAGACGGCAGAGGCCGTACTGGACAGAGTTGGCCTTGGTAAAAAGCAACAGGTTGAGATGGAAGGGCATGTTATGCACGGTATTGTTATGTTGCCTTCCAAGGATAAACCAAAAGAGATCGTAATAGATGAGGAGACAGTGTGATGGCAGATAAAACTTCTATGATAGAGAAAATTAATTCACTGGGACCACCTATTCCTGGTATATCAAAAATGAGAAAAAAAGATATTGAAAGTATATTAGATGCTAGACTTGAAAGTAAACAACGAGTCGGAACTTCACCACAGTATACGGCTACTGAAGAACATGTCAGAAACCAAAACAAAGGCGGCTGCGTTAAGAAGTACGCAAATGGCGGCAGTATTCGCAAGACAAAGCTCTCCAACTACTAAGTAGCGTGTCACGTCCCAAACTAAAACCAGGAGAGCAAGGAAACTATCACCTCTCCAGATCAGAACGCAAGAAGCGTGAGGTACGCAAGGAGTTAAAGGCAACCAAAGATCGCCAGCGTATCATTGAGAACAAGCTCAAGGTAATACAGAATAAGCAACATCGTCACAAGACGGGACAAAATCTTGCAGGTACTGGCGGTGCAGCAACACAAGAATTTATTGATTCACTCCCCAAAGAAATAAGAGACTCGATAGAAGACAATACGGAAGTCATCTTTACACCCAACAAAGGGCCACAAGTTGACTTTCTGGCTGCTCCAGAGAAAGAAGTTCTCTACGGAGGTGCAGCAGGTGGCGGTAAATCTTTCGCAATGTTGGTTGATTTACTGCGATACGCCTCTAACGGTAATCACAGAGCGTTGTTGTTAAGGCGTACACTGGCGGAACTGACAGAATTGATAGATCAGTCCCGTAAGCTGTACCCCAAGGCGTTTCCTGGAGCAATCTTCAGAGAAGCAAAGAGTACATGGTCCTTTCCTAGCGGTGCGACAGCACTCTTTAGTTATGTTGATAAAGATCCAGACGTAACACGCTATCAGGGACAGAGTTTTACATGGATTGGGATTGATGAACTTGGACAATATCCTTCTCCATACGTTTGGAATTACCTACGCTCTCGTCTACGTACAACGGACCCTGATATTGAAACATATATGAGGGCTTCTGCCAACCCAGGTGGTATAGGAGGTTGGTGGTTGAAAAGAATGTTCATAGACCCAGCGCCACCTAATGAATCATTCTGGGCTACGGACATCGAGAGCAGGAAGATATTATGTTACGGACCCAATCATCCGTTACATGCCAACAAGCCTCTGTATCAGCGGCGATTCATTCCAGCAAGGCTAACGGACAATCCGTTCCTGATGGAAAGCGGCGAATACGAAGCAATGCTGCTCTCTCTGCCAGAAGTAGAACGCCGTAGGCTCTTAGAAGGTGATTGGGATGTTGCAGACGGAGCAGCCTTTTCTGAATTTGACAGGCGCATACATGTCGTTGAACCATTTGAAGTACCTTATAATTGGCCTCGCTTACGAGCAGCCGATTATGGTTATAGCAGTCCTAGTTGCGTACTGTGGGGTGCAATAGATTGGGACGGAACAATATGGATATACAGGGAACTATACAACAAGGGTTATACTGGCGAAGCATTGGCGCACATGGTTAATGCATTGGAAGAAGACGATCCCTTGATGCAGATTTCAGTACTGGATGGTTCTTGTTGGTCAAAGCATGGCACAGGGCCAAGTATTGCAGAAACAATGATACGTAACGGTGTACGTTGGATACCAGCAGACAAAAACAGACTTCCTGGCAAGATAGAACTTCACCGACGACTTGCACTTAACGAGCGTACAGATGAACCCCGCTTAAAGATCTTTGCAACCTGTACAAATCTGGTACGCACACTACCCACAATCCCACTCTCCAAGACGAACAGTGAGGATGTTGACACAAAGGCAGAGGATCACGCCTACGATGCACTGAGATATATGTGCATGACAAGACCGACAGGGTTACCGCAACATACCCTGTTCAACACAATCAAGAAAGATACTTTTGAACCAGCAGATAGAGTATTTGGTTATTAAATAAGATGAAAGAACTTAGACCAGAAGAAATTGTAGAACTTATTCAGAAAGTATCTGATGATACAGTTACTGTAGGTCAAATGATAGAAGCTGCTACTTTTGTAGATACTGAATGGGATACTGCAACAACTCTTTCAAATACCTTACAAAAGTCAGGAATTTCTCTGGATATGCCATTTAAAGATCTTTCCACTCCTAGAATGGTTAAAGAATTACTTGATAATAAAGCAACTTCTTCTGCAACTTTTATACAATTGTATGCAATGGAACATGGAGCAAAATCTTTTTATATTTTGAATAAGGATATTATAGATAATCCAAAAGCATATCCTTATACTGCAGAAAATTCAAAAAGAATAACTGGTGAAGGAGGTATTGCAAGAGATAATAGACTACTAGGACGAAAAGGAAAGTCACCTCATCCTAAATCTGTACAGGTTCGTGGATCTAGGAAATTTGATGCTATACCGAAACTAGATATAACTATTAAAAAGATTATACAGGGTACAAAAGCAATTCCAGATCCGCAGACTAGATCTGCTGTAGCTTTTAATGCCTTTGTTTTTTTCCGACCCAATGAAGTTCACGAATTAACTTTAGATGATGTGGATTTGGAAACAGGTGTTATTAGAGAAAAGAAATCTAATCCTGATGATAAAGGAGGATTTAAAAAAGTAAGGCCAAAAATTATACTTCCTAAAGATTCTTTTGCTCTTGAAATTTTAAGAGATGCTGCTGAACTGGCAAAAAAAGAAGGTCGTAAAGAAATATTCGATACAAATACAAGTAAGATGACTAAAGCATTACAAGTTCCAGGAGGAATTAAAGAACTTTTTTTACCAAATACACCAACTCTTGGAAGAGAGATAGTTGGTGTTTCTGATCTTAGAAAATTAATTCCTTCTGCAGTGGCCCAGGAATTAGGAGCAGATGCTGGTCAAATAGCTTCTATCATGGGACATCAAAATTCAGGAAATATTAGTTCGGATATAGCGAGAGTAGCTGGAAGGCACTATATTTCTCCAATTGAAGGTGTTGATGAAGTATCTACAAAAGTTCTTCAGATTACTCAAAATATGATTGCTCACGCTGGTGGTATTTCTACTGTAAATGAATTTGCAACAGCTTTTAATGTGAGTGCTTCAAATTTATGGGACGATGCAGCAGGAAGCGTAGGAAAATCTGGGGTTCTTGTTGTACCAACTATAGACTCTGGACGATTAGAACCTATAAAAAAACAAAAATTATCACCTTCTGAAAAAAAAGCAATAGAAGCACAACAGAAAGCAAATACTGAAGCTTCTTTGGAACGTGCTGCAATATCAGAAAAAGTAAGAGAACAATCTTTACTTGAAGCACAAGAATTAAGATTTTTAAGATACACAAAAAAAGGACAGATAGCAGAAGCAAGAGTTCTTTCAGATATACAGGAAAAACTTGCAAAAGCAAAAGTATTTGAAGAACTTGCACCAAATGAACGTGCGCTCTTATTAAAATATTATGGAAATATCGTACCAGATACTGCTGAACATGTTTCTTTATTTGAAAGACTAAAAATTGTAGTTGGAGAAGATTTTAACTGGTCTGGGGCAGAAGCCACTGATGATGATCTTGTTAAAAATGCAGCAAAGAGAAGAGTTCTAAGGAGATCAGCAAACGCAGCAGTCGAAGAAGCATTAGAAGAAGCAGGAGAAGATAAAGATAAAGCTACAAAATTAATTTCTAAAGTTTTAACAGATTTTGGAATATCTCCCGATTCCAAGCTAGGTGCGAAACTGTTAGGAAGAGCACTCGTAACTGGAGCTTTATTTGCTCTTCCAATTCCAGGTGCAAGAGCAGCGGCAGGGGCAGTCGCACTTGAAACAGGCGCGGAATTAGCTGTTCAGTCACTTTTTGATCATGGAACAATAGGAGGAAAGACCCCTGGAGATTTAGAAGATCTCTCACAAGAAGAATTGCTTCAGAAAATGCAATCTGCCAGAGAAGCTGAAGGCGGTACACCTTTTGGATATGGACGTTATGGTGAAACTTATGGTCCTGAAGATGTTAGAGGAGGTCAACCTATAGAGGGAATATCTCCAGCACCAGGAGCAAGAAAAAAGGGATTTTTAACATCTGATGTACCTGGTCCAAGAGGTGGTATTCCTGGAGAATCACATCAAAAAGAATTAGAAGAAGAAGCAATGAAGCGGTATTTTAAAGATGTGAAAGCTTCGGAAATAGATATGGCTCGAACCTATAGAGAACAGGGGGGTTTCGTCAAAACGCCGCCCACAGAAATGGATATAAGAAAAGCCTACGAAGAAGGATTTGTACCAACTAAAAGAACATCTTTTATGGATGAATACGACGATTATTTTAAACATATAACACCTTTTTAACCACAACCCAAAGGAGGGCAACAATGCCATACGGAAATCCACAAGCATACAAATCTGGTTACATTATGGGCCAGATGAAGAAACATGGAGAAATGTCCGAAGTCGATGAGGACTCTCTTTATCGTGAGAAACTTGAGTTCAAACCTGGAATTGACAAGGGTACACTCGTTGAAGCCTTCCCAGCGGAAAGCGGCAATAAGCATATGGGTAGCATGTCCATGATTATGGATGCTGACAAGCAAAAAGGGATAAATGGCTAATGGCTAGTCCTAAGAAACTCACCCCTGCACAGATCGTACGCAGAGTGCGTAGTCTTGTTGGAGGCACTGTCTCTCCAGGATATCTAAAGAAGGAGCAGAAAAAGATGGACAAGGGTGGCAGCGTTAAAAAAACAAAGGCAAGAACCCGTAAAAAGTAAGGCAAGTATATGGCTGACCAATCTTTTCTGGACGATAGCATAACAGACGAGACAGAAGGACTTATTGATCTCGACAATAAGCGTGAGGACTTTAACAGTATAATTGGAACTGTTAAGGCAAGATTCTCAGACGCTGAAACAGGTCGCAGAAATGATGAAACACGCTGGCTCAGATCCTATAAGAATTATCGTGGTATCTATGATTCTACAACACAATATCGTGATAATGAGCGCAGTCAAGTTTTCATCAAGATCACAAAGACCAAGGTTCTTGCAGCTTACGGTCAGATTATAGACATACTCTTTGCTAATAATAAGTTTCCTATTTCTGTTGAGTCTACGCCGATGCCTGTCGGCATTGACGAGTTTGCACATCTATCTAAAGTGCCTGTGGCGCAAGGTGAACAAATTGGCTTTGAAGGTGACGGCAATGAGCTTTTACCTGGAGCCATGCAAGCAACGCCAATGCAACAACAGGGACCAAAAGCAGCAGAACTTGGAGGATTAGCAGGTAAGTACGAAGGCGCTAATCTTGCTTCAGGTCCAGCACGTACGGGTGAACCACAAATTAGTCCTGCAGCAGAAGCCGCCAGAACAATGGAGAAGTGTATACATGATCAACTTCTCGATACGAATGCCGTTACTGTTCTCCGTCATGCTATCTTTGAATGTTCGCTTCTAGGTACAGGAATTATAAAGGGTCCATTTAACTACAGCAAGATGGTTCATAACTGGTCTGGTGGTGAATATACACCAATGGATCGTACAGTACCTCGCATAGAAGCAGTCAGTTGCTGGGATTTCTATCCAGATCCAAGTGCAACCAGCTTGGAAGATGCAGATTATGTCATACAACGGCACAGGTTAAACAGGGAGCAGGTACGTGATCTTTCTAACCGTCCATTTTTTAACGAAGAGGCTATCGAAAATGTTCTGCAAAGTGGTCCAAATTACGAAGAAAAGTATTATGAAAATACTCTCTATTCTAATGATGATGATCCGAATTATCAAGGTCGTCGCTTTGAAGTGTTTGAGTATTGGGGTACGCTGGATGCTAAGTTTGCTGAAGAAATTGGAATCGAAGCTCCCAAAGAAATAAAGAACGGGGATTCAATTCAGGTCAATATATGGGTTTCAGGTAACGAGATACTACGTTTTGTTGCAAATCCGTTCATACCCGCACGTATACCATACCAGGCTTTTCCGTATGAATTGAACCCCTATCAACTCTTTGGTGTGGGTGTTGCAGAAAATATGGAAGATAGTCAGATGCTCATGAATGGTCATATTCGTATGGCAATCGATAATCTGGCGCTGGCTGGCAACCTGGTCTTTGATATTGATGAGACACAACTTGTTCCTGGTCAAACAATGGACGTGTATCCTGGCAAGATATTCAGGCGGCAATCTGGTGTTACAGGAACAGCCGTAAACGGCATAAAGTTTCCAAGCACTGCTGTAGAGAATATACAGATGTTTGATAAGGCAAGACAACTTGCTGACGAGCAAACAGGCATACCTTCTATTATACATGGTCAGACAGGTGTTACAGGAACAGGACGTACTGCTGCTGGCCTAAGTATGTTGATGTCCAGCGCAGGACTAAGCATCAAGACAGTTATCAAGAATGTAGATGACTTCTTGTTGAAACCACTGGGTGAAGCTTTCTTCCAATGGAACATGCAATTTAACGAGCGTGTACCAGAGAAGATTGGCGACCTGGAAATTAAGCCCAAAGGTACTAGCGCAGTAATACAAAAGGAAGTACGCACTCAACGATTAACGGCATTACTCCAGACTGTTGCTAATCCGATGTTGGCACCATTTATAAAGATACCAAACTTGATCAGGGAACTTGCAATTAGTCAGGACATTGATCCAGATGCATTGGTAAACGATATAAATGATGCTGCAATCTTTGCAGAAGTTTTAAAGGGGTTAATGCCAAATGAACAAGGAACAGGCGAAACTGTTGCTCCCGCTGGCCAACAACCAGCCAGCATGGGAGGGACTCCAGAGCTACCTGCTGGAACTGGTCCAAATGATGAGACAGCAGTTGGTGGTGGCGGAATCGGAATTGGAAGTGCGCCGACTCCAGGGCAAGCTGGCTTTACTGGAAATATTAACTGATCTACAGAATGCAACAAATGCTACGATAAAGGCACATAAAGATGGTAAAAACAGAGGAAGAATATAATATACAGTTAGCAGCAGCTCTTTCTGCAGAAATATCAGAAAGAACTGGTACACAAACTGTTATTGAACCAGGACATCTTATACCGTCTTCTGGATCAAAAAGATTATCTTGGGGAGAGGTATTAAGACGTTACTTTGAAGGATTGTCAATAAACGAGGGAGAACTTCTTCCTGAAATTCCTTCAATTATAAAAGAGGCAGGTTTAAGTGCAACTGCTTTTTATAATATTTTAGGGGTTCCAGCTACATCTTTATCACAACCTCCTTTTTCTAATTTTACAACAGATGTTGCAGGAGGTACTAAGGCAGCAGCACAAGGTCAGACACAATCACAGGGTGAAGCAGTAGCAACAGCTTCTTCTGTTTTACCATCAGGACGTTTTTTAAGTGGACCTAAACAAACGATTGATACATTCGATGATGAACTAGATGATTTTCTTGATCCAACATCGTATGGCCCTTCAATTGATTTTGCTGCAGGTCTTATGGGTTTGTTACCTTTTGGTACTATTGGACAAGCAATGACGATGGACGAAAGTCCTTTAGGAGTAATGTTTGCAAAGATAAAAGAAGGGGTAACAGGAGAACCAAGTGGGTACGAAGGTTATATAAATTTTGATAATGCCCAACAAGCACATCAGGCGCTCAGAGAAGGATACGCTACACGAGCGCAATATGATGCATGGATGAACAAGCCTGGAGCTTATTATGGTGATGGTGCCTCTGCTACTGGTACAAGATGGGAGAGAGATTTTATAGAAGGAGATTTAGAACTATTTGGAGACATAGATCTTAGTCCTAGTCGAACTATTGAACAAATTATGGAAGCTAATAGATTACAGATGGAAGGAAAAGAAGCTTATGATGAAGCAAATCCTTTGAGAAAATGGTTGTATCCTTTTGGTGAAGATCAATATGAAAATAAATCAGGAATACCTGCAAATGTCATTGCCTGGGTGGGTGATTTGAAAGATGGTGTTGGAAAAACAGCAAGTGGGCAGTATTGGTCACCTCGATGGAGTTATTTTTCACATCTTGCCTTTGATCCTAATGATCCAAGAGGTGCTGCTATCGCAGAAGCAGAAATGAGAAAAGATATTAGCGATCTTGATGCTCAAATTGCAGGAAAAACATCAAAATCAGCAATGCCGCCTGATTCTAAAAAAATGACGCATAGTGCGGTAGGGTTTCAACCCCCTGACGAAAGTATTGATGTACGACCTACTTTCGCATCTGCCCAGCCAGGAAGAGGTAGGACATTTACTGGCTTTGATCCTGGATCTTTCACTGGAGGATTTGATCCCTATTTAGATCCGAGTTGGCAGACAGAAGATTACTCGAAAACGTTTTTTGAGCAGGATGAAGCTACTGGAAAATATAATCGAGCATATAATCCATTTTCGGATCTAAATCGTGCTTCGACCCAACAGGAAAGTTGGGTAAAGGAAGCTATGGGGGAAGCTGATTTCTCAAGTGGTACTGATGCTTGGATTGAGGCGGGTTGGATGGATAGACCAACTGTGGATGTACAGGATCTTTATGATACTTTTGATGATGATCCAATGGTGCCATCTTCTGCACGAGAGGAAGCACAGGCTGTAGGAAGACCAGACTATGGAACGTCCTACACACCTGCCCAGCAAGTAGCTGAAGCAGAAGCAATATCAGAAGCAGCAACAGCAGCAGATGATGATTGGGGCGGTTGGATGATGCAGGAAGGCGGTGCCGTACCACCAGAGGGCGCACCACCAATGCCAATGCAGCAACCACCACAGCAAGTCGCACCAGTAGAAGGAGACATGGCAAATCTTGGCATGATCAACGAACAGGCAGCACCACCACAGGAAGGCGGTCAGCAGTCTGTAGAGGACGATGTTCCACGAGAAGCAGATGAAGGTGATTATATTCTTCCATATGAGACTGTACTTCTTGTTGGCCTTAAACAGCTTAATCGATATGCCAGAGAAGCAATAGATCTTGCTATGAAGAATGATATTGATCTTACAGGTACAGATCTAGACCCGACAGATGATGTTCCTATCAAGGTTAGCAATTATGAATTTCACATACCAAAAGCACTTGTACCGTTCTTTGGTGGTGGCAAAAAGTATCTGGACAAGATACGTGATGAAGGTCTTGCACTTCGTAAACGCTTAGAGGAAGAGAAGCAGCCTTCAGCGCAACAACAGCAACCAATGCCAACAGAAAAACCTGCTCCGCCACAAATGGAACAAGCAGCACCTCCACCACAAATGGCACCAGCTCCGTCTCCACCACAAATGGCTCAAGCAGGACCAGCGCCAATGATGCAGAAGGGCGGATTTGTTCTTGATCCAAAAGAAAAGGATGTACCAACAACTGAATCCGTATTGGAAGCAGACGTATCTCAACCATCAACTTACAACCAACTTCAGACCATCGAGCGTTCGCGCAAGCAACAGCAACAGCCGCCAATGGTAGACCCAACAGGAAAAATTACACAACAGGGCTTTGCTGCACCGCAAGGTTATCAAGAAGGAAGCATGGTTGAAGATCCAGAATTAGCCTTAGCTGCAGAACCCAAGACAGAACCACCGTTACCAGATTGGGCGAATAGGGCTTTAGATCCTAAGACACCTGTATTGATGAACGAGGAAACAGGAGAACCTCAGACACTTGGCCTTATAACAGATAATATTAATAAGATGTTTCATGTCTATCCAACGATAAGAATGATTGGAAAAGAACTTAAACGATATGATCCAGATGAAGCTCTTTCAATAACAATGAAAAAGAAGGATTCTGTAAAATTCAAGACACAAGATGAGGCAAATTCCTGGTCAAATAATCTTGTAGAACAGGTTACTAGTTTACGAGATCTACAACAACCTCCACAATCTGATCTCATTGAACCCACAGTTATACCGACAGAACCACCTGTTCCTGAAGAGCCAACATTTCTACCGCCAGAAGGAGAAGAAATAGCAGAAGAAGCAGTTCTACCTTCCTTACCTGCTGAGAGACAACCAGGCTTCGCACAGCAGCCGATGATTGCCTAATGCAAATACGTGACGAATTTATAGAGTATATCAAACTTGTCGAGAATGGTGGCAAAGATGGATATCAAAGCGGCGTCTGGTCATCACATCCTTCACCAGAAGGCGGCAACGATACAATCGGCTACGGCCACAAGTTGCGTAACGACGAGGAATGGATGAAAGCTGGTGTTCCAGATGAACACATAGAGAACTTATTACTTAACGATATTCTTGAGGCAGCAAAAGGTGCAGAACAAGTAGTAGATGAATTTGATAAGATATCACAAAACTGCCAGGAAATGTTTACTGATTTTGTTTTTAATCTTGGTACTTCTGGTTTTCGCAGCTTTCCTAAATTTATAAAAGCTGCATTAACAGATGACAAGGAAATAATGACCAAAGAATACAAACGCTATTACCGCAATGGTTATGGCGAATTAAAGGAATTGGAACACCGTAATGCAGAGTTTGCAAGGATGTTCCTTTAAAAGACGGCTACCCGAATAACAAGATGTTGTTTGGCCCCGTCGCAGACCTACCGATGGCTACCCGTATAACATACGGCCCCACGAAAGAGAGGTAAGATGACTGACCGTAAGAACGTTGAAACTGCGGAGGAAGAGTACGAAGAAGAACGAGAGCCTACCCCATACGAAAATCAGTATAGGCAAAGCTTAAATGATCCAGACGATGACGAGATTGAAGATCCTGTAGATATGGTTACTCCGAAATCTGTCAAGAAAGGTCTGGCAAGTAGGAAAGATGATAATGTGTCTGATACCCATGATTACAAAAAACGTTATGGAGACTTGAAGAAACATTATGACACAAAATTAAACGAGTGGAAACAACAACAGGAACTCCTCGAAGCGAAGCTTCAGATGGTAGAAAAAACTTCAACATTACCAGAGCTACCAAAAAGTGAGGAAGAACTGACAGAGTTTCGAGAGAAGTATCCAGACGTTTATGATGTGGTCGAAACTATATCTGCTTTGAAGGCAAGTGATAAAGTCAAAGAGATTGAATCTAAACTGGATGATCTCAAAGTGAAGGAGCAGGAAGCAATTGTTCAAACTGCAGAACAAGAGTTGATAAGTATGCACCCTGATTTTGTTAATCTGAAAGAGGACGATACCTTTCTTGGTTGGCTTGATGAACAGCCGCCTAACATATCTGATGGTATTTACAAGAATAATACCGATTCGCAATGGGCCGCACGAGTTATAGACTTGTATAAAGCCGACAGCGGTAAAACTTCTAAAACGAGGTCAACAAAAAAGTCCAGATCCAGTAAACCTACGGCTCCTAAAAAGAGTGCTGCAGAAGCAGTTACTCGTACCAAACAAAGACGGTACATAGAGGAGTTGCAGGATGATACGAAGGTTTGGACTGTGGACGAAATAGCTAAACTTAAAGCTCACGAATTTGCAGCTTTGGAGAAAGATATCGACAAGGCAGCAAAGGAAGGGCGAGTTGTTCAGTCCATATAATTAAGGTTAAACCTGAGATGTAGAAAGGGGAAAGGCTATGGCTTTTTCAACTGCAGCGGGTTATGCAAACTTACCGTCTGGTAATTTTGTACCCGTAATCTACAGCCAAAAGGTTCTCAAATTCTTTCGTCGTGCTTCGGTAGCGGAAGCGATTACCAACACCGACTATTCGGGAGAAATCGAGAATTTTGGCGACACTGTGAACATTATTAAAGAGCCAACCATTACGGTTGCTTCGTATGTTCGTGGTTCTACAGTAAATACTCAGGATCTGGCTGACGATCAGATCCAGCTTGCTGTGGATCAGGGCAATTACTTTGCCTTTAAGGTCGATGACATCGAAGAGCGTCATTCGCACCTTAACTTCGAGTCACTAGCTACTTCTTCGGGCGCTTATACGCTCAAGAGGGCTTATGACTATAACGTTCTCAAAGAAATCTATGATAGCGGCGCAACCAGTTCAGGTGATACTGGTACAGATGCTTCCCCTAAAACGGGATCGTCAACTACTCTTACTGGTAATGAACTTGCTAATGTTATCAGCGGT